TTCTGCTACTGGAGTGTTGATATTCCCTTCTGGTAAATCAATGCTCCAATTTGCTTTTACAAAAAAACTAGAATTTTCACTTTCAGCTTTATTCACAATAGCTGTTTCATCATCTCTTGTTTCCACTAGCCTACCTCCGTTCGATACATAATTTAATAGACAGCAGCATACGAAGAATTCAGAAGGAGTTGAGTTCACATCCTTATTCTTAATATTTCCGCTGCTGTCTATCGAAGCTTAATTTAAAACGATGAGGGAGATTTCCTCCCCTACATTTTATTTTGTCTCAGACCTATCACTAATCTTTCGACACTATCATAATATCACTGGTAAACGGCTAAAAACCGCCATCATTCCGCCAAAAAACCGCCAAATTATTCGATTAAAGTTATTTGAGGATATTCTAGCTTAGTTGAACAATAGCTAACCGTCACTTCACGTGAGTACTCAAATGTACCTCCACATATATCGCATTGTTCTTTGCCTGTTTCATCTGATTCCCATGAATCACATTGCAAATCTCCGCAATACGGACACATAATTTCATCCGAATACTGATAATCATATTCTGGAATTTCCTTTAATTCAAAAGATTCAACAATAAGAATGTCATTTTCAGTATCATGCATACAACTCATATAGTTTCTGCCTTTGTAGGAAAAAGTCTGGTTAAACTCTATTACTTTATCTGTTTGAAATAGAGGTTCTACATTTTTAATATTTTCAAGTACTGTTTGTCTATAATCATAATCTTTTTTAGTATAAACTTTCATTGACTCCACCTCTTATTTATAAGCAATTTTTTCCCCATGTTTATACGCTTCTGCAAACTCTATTAGAGCTTCCGATTTCATCCGTTGTATGCTTCTTTCTGAATAACCCACTTCACGGCTAATCCTGTAGTTTGAGAAGCTATCCGGCACACAGAAGCTGTAGTAGAGTATCTGACGACTAATCAGACTAAGTGCCATCAAAGCCGCTAAAATCGCATCTCTCTCTGCTTCTATATCCATCATCTGAATGATCGCGTCCTCTGCCTTATTGCCGTGCTTTGGTGCCTTCGGCATATCAGTTATGATAGGCGACTTAATATCTATCAAAGAGCGACCTGCCATCCGCTCCAAACGCCGAAAGTTCTTCAGCACATCTCTCGCATTACATCTTGTCTGTTTGAAATCTACCTCTCGTAACAATTGCATCAAGTCAAACCGCTCCTTTATGTGATATAATAAACTTGTCGGATTTATTACATCAGTCGGAGCGATCCGGCTTTTTTATTTGTCGAGTTCCCTTTATTGACTTACGTAGCTCACAACAGCTGCATATTAAGTTGTATAACCGGCCATAAAAGCCGTTAAAGATATATGCTGAATTTCATTATTCTTTGCAAATTCATTTAATTTTTCTTCTAATTCATAGCGTGTGTCCTCTTCAAAGATTTTAAATTTCATTGTTTATAACCTCCATATCCACCAATCTAGCCACTGCTAAATTCTCTTTACTTTTCGCTAACCACTTGTCACATTCCATCGTATTTTCGATACGAATGATTGCAGAATGATTATAGACATGCTCTACATATCCACGAAATGGATAGATGAACTCCTCTGCTTCGCAGCGAACCATGTCACCGACTTTGAATTTTGGTTTCTCACGTGTTTTAGGATTCTTTGTCGGCATGTCTAGCATTAAACCGCCGATACCGTGGCTACTAGCGTAAAATCCGTCTTTTAATTTCATTCTTTTTCCTCCTCATGATCGATAGTGACCAGTTCATATACTTGCGTTAATCCACCAAGTCGTCGTGAAACTTGGTTAGCTTCTTTGAGGTTATCAAACCATCTTGCACTTTGGAGTATGTCTACAATGGATAATGTGTTAGCCCCTATAGAACGTTCATCACTTCTGTAAAATTGATTTCCAAACTTTACTACATAAATCTTCATTCTTTATCCTCCAATTTTCGACCGCACATAGGGCAATATTGGATATAAGCAGAATAGCCAGTATCTGCATAATCGCCATCGTCATACTCAGTTGCAATGTAGTATCCATTTTCCTCACACTCAATTGCAGTTGCAAAGTTAGAGTTGCTGGTATCATTCAACGGTTCGCTGTGTTTGCAATACTGGCAGCCTTTGTTATTTTTAATGTTAATTAAGTCCAGCTTTGCATTACGTAAATCAGCGTTCATTTTGTCATACTGATTTGGGTAGACACTCATTCCTTTATGACTTTCAATTCGCAAGGGTTCGAGTTGCGATAATGCTTTATCAATGTAACGAATAGATTTTTTTATTTTCTCGTTCATTCCGCTTCCTCCTTTTCTAACATCCACTGACTAAATACTTGTAGAACTTGAATTTCATCTTCGTCGCTCAATTCAACGTATGCTTCCACTATATCTATTTTGCTACCATTAACCAGTTCGTCGTGCAGCGCAAAAATTACTTCCATAGGGTTAATCATTATTGGTCCGTTATACTCATTCTTTAAAAACTCCAACACAATCTGCTGATTCTCGTTGAGTTGCGGTTGATGATACTCGTATACCTCAATATCATATTCACTCCAGTTTCGAGATTCGAAGAAATCTTCTGTTGGCTCTTGGTCGGTATCAATCAAATAATTAACCATTGATGCTTTGATCTCGTCTTCGTTATTTGAAATACATAATACTTTTCCTTCATTTGTCCCGATAACAATTTTCAACATGTTATTCCTCGCTTTCTGCTATTTCCACCTCTTCCACTGGCACAGCAAATGGCCAGTATCTTTCATCAATTTCTTTAATCTGTTTTTCGGTCAGTTGGTAGTGGTGTGCAAGGTATTGCGGCAGGTAAGCTGTTGATACTAGTTTAACTTCATTACTGCAACTGATCTCCTTGACAAGGTACTCGCCAGCAATTATTACACTTTACAACGGCTCTTTCTCGACCTCGTAGCCGTCTTTCATGCGGACAAGGGTTTCGATTGGTTTGTTTTCGGATTGTTGAATCCAATCCAACATCCCTTGCTGAGCAGAACCATAAGAATCTACACACAATTCCCAAATGGCAAATTCTAAATCATCTTTATTATCCTCAAACCACTCCGCTACAAACTTAGACACCACTGGCTTTTGCGGTCCGTACGATGGGAAACGTTTAATCGTTTCTAAAGCGTCACTATTAGATCCCACACCAGGTATTTTCATTAATTCATCAATCAATGCTTGTTTATCAATTAATTCTTTTTTATTCATCTCTGTTCCTCCAATAACTCGCTATTCTCGTATATATTTCCGATGACTTCTTCTCTACCAGTCCACGAATAGCCATTACTTAATCCTGAAAGATACCACGCTGGCATTCCTCCAAAAAATGTTCCTCCATATTTCTCTAACCAAATTACTTCATGAGGACAACCCCTAGTACATCTGATGATATCGCCTTGGTAGACATCCACATCATTTTTATCTTTCAGCCCTGTGGATTGCATGAGCACAATTTCATCGGGTTCCAATACCCAAGGCCACCCTTCATGCCATATGTTCACGCTGGATACTAAACCATCATTGAAATCTATTCCGCTAACAATATGCATCCTTTCTGTTTGCTTATCCCACACTCTGTATTTTGGTATCATTTGCTGTCCTCCTCGTATTTTTCAATCAATTCCATTACTTTTTTCACTGTTTCAAATTCAACCGCTTTTGATTCTTCAAAATCATGTACAATTTCTGGATATAGCATATCGTCAACTACCCATATGATAATTTGACGTTCGTCAGCAAAACTTATGATTAAATGATCAGACTCCACAGATACTGTTGCTCCTGATTCGATATCATATAAATCCATGCTGAATTGAATGAGTTTTTTTATCATTCGCTGTCCTCCTTGTAAGCCCTCTTACTCCGTCTCAATATCCCTGGTATTTTAACGCTCATGAAATTCCCTACTTGCCATTTGAATCCATATAGGAGACAGCACACCAACCAGAACGTAAAATACATATTGGAAATAAGTTTGATTACTTCCCAAACAATCTCTAAGATTCGCATTCGCTGTCCTCCAAATCACTCGACTTCACGAATACACCATCTACCATCTTCCCTGTACGTCCTTTGATTTCGTTGTACGCCATTTCTAAACACTCTTGTACGTTTGTCCCTTTTTGCATGGAAAGGATAATCAGCGTGACGATAACGTCTCCTACGCTATCTTTAAATAGCTCATCATTACTTCTTGCCATTGCCGAAGCAATTTCTCCGAATTCCTCAGCTACTTTCAAAAACTGTGCTTTTGGATCAGCTTGATCCAATCCCTTATCTTTAGCCCACTGCTCTACTTTTGTGATTAGTTCGTTCATTTTTTCTCCTCCAAATGTTTAAATTGACGACCTTTCAAATCAACGTTCTCGCGTTTAGCTCTATCCCAAATAATGTTTTTGCTTAATCCAGTAATTTCAGATAACTGTTCAGCAGTACCTGTCACTAGAATTCGATCACCATGCCAGATTGCAATTTTTCTCGGCGTTTTCCGTTTAGGCTTTTCAGTCCACATTGATTTACCAAGCTTTTGGACTTCTGCAACTATTTCTTTGTCTTCCTGCCAAGATTCTGACTTGGTTAATTCAGCAATTCGTTTCATTGTCGCTTTCTTATCCATTTTTTACACCTTCGATCTCACATTCGTTTTCGAAGTGTCTAGTAATGCGCTCAAGCGCCTTTTTATATTCGATGATGCTTTTTATTACCGTTCCTTCCGATTGCGTATAATCACGCTGAATCGCCCTCAGACACATCGATAACGTTTGATAGTAGCCGATATCAACACGAGACTCTTCTTTCTGACCCTCGCTATTTTCGATATAACGGATATTTCCTTCTTCATCACGTCTGACTTTTGATAGAGTGATCTGTCTTGAATCACTTGTGATTCTGTAATCCTCAATTTTCATGTCTAGCATGTTGGTCCTCCTTATCACTTTTTTGTCCGAAAAAACGGACAATTTATTGTTATTGATTTCTGATCGTCATTTCTTGTTGACTTTTCTCATCCACGCCTGATTTTCTTTTTTGGGCTTTGATGGTTGTTTGAGTTTGTTTTCATAACAGACTTCTTTAATCACTTCCCCACGCCGCTTAATGACAAAGTCCATATCGTTATGCTCCTTTTAGTAATTTCAATACTTGATCTAAAGCACTCTCACGACCGCCGTGAAACGTGTTAAGCCATTTGTCATCATGAGAGGTACTTTGCCTTAGTGCTTCTACGTGCATTAATTCAATCTGTGCGATTAGCTTTTTAACGTCCATATTACTTACCACCTTCAAGAGACTTTAGATAGTTTTGTAAACCGCTTATGCAAACATCAAAAGGGACGTCAAAGTACTTTGAGTTTGTTAACCATGATCTATCTACAAAGATCACATAGTACGAGCGTAATTTAATCCATGAAACGCGGTCTTTACCGCTGGCATCGAAGTCTGGTGATTTAATTTCTCTATAAACCATTCTCAGGACTTTAAGCTCTTCGTCGTCATTTGATTTTCGATTAGCTATTTTCTGAATTAGTTCTAAATAATTTGATTTCAACTTTTACCTCCTAGAATGGGACGTCAGGGTCTAATTCATTACTTGATGCAGTAGGTATAGAATTGTTCTTAGCCCAGTCAGGAAGCTTCTCTCGTCTTACATTGCGATTAAAACCACTTGATACCTTCTTAGGCTGACTATCCTTCTTAGCCCAATTACGAATGGTAGCTAGATAGTTCTTATAGGTCTTACCTGTCGAAGCACAGTACTCTGACAGTCGCTCAATTCGTTCTTGATAATCGTTTGGAAACTCTGCTTTTAGTTTCTCCATTTGTTCATCTGACAAAAGAACATTTTTATACTCTCCGTATTTATGACGGATGGGCTTAGCCTTCGATTTTTTCGAAGGCGGTAAGTCTCTTATATATTCTTTTGTATTATTAAATGTATTATTAATAGATGTATTATTATCTTGATAGATTTCTTGGTGACCCCCCACCAAATTTTCTTGGTGACCCCCACCAAGAATTCTTATATACCTAGCCTCGATTTCTTTACTACCCACTTTGTACTTAACTTCTCTATAGATATAGCCCTTTTCTTCAAGTGACTTTAGCCAATTCTGAATGGTTGGTTTGCTTACTTTATATTGATTGGCAAAGTACTCATTGCTAGCCCAGCAATAACCTTTCTCATTACATAGAGCTGTGATTTCTCCATAAAGAAGTTTTGCACTAGGTATCAAAGAATCGTCATATCTAACATTTGCAGGTATGATGGCGTAATAACTTCTGTGATCCACTTTTTATCCTCCGATTCTTAATTTCTTGATTGTCTCCTGATTTAACTTGATCCCTTTGATTTGATATTTATTTTTGAAATTGATCACACCTATCTTGTGTTTCTCCGTGTGATGAATCCTGCAGAGTGCTGCAAATGTGTACTCTGAATGATCAACTTCTTTGCGCTTTCGTCTTCCTAGCGCTTTGTCAAAGTGATCGATGTCAGCTCCTGTTTTGCCACAGATGCAGCAGACTCTTTTTGTAATGCACTTGTAGAAGTAATATTCTTGATTCGCTGGTAAAATCTCATAACCTTCTTTGAAAGGAATATGATGTTCAAAGATAAAATCTAGGATGATATTCGCTAAGATATTGGCATCACTCACGCTTGTGCTCGATTCGTCTTTGAGGCTTATTTCGCGCCCTGTGACACCTTCAAAACGGAAGTAGAAGAATTCCTTCCAGAAGTCCGTTGGCATTCCTGTATCGATGAAAATATCGCCTATAAGTGCATAGATAAAGTTTCGTTGCTGCACAGTGAATCGACGTGGATCAATAAAACGAATTTCAATGATTCGATCGCCATCGTAACCGTCATACATTGTTTTCAGCCGTTCGATATTTACTTCTTCATTGATCGTTGCACCAATGTCGTTACCTTTAAATTTCTTTAGTACCGCCGAGTATGAATCTATTAGTGGTTTAAACACTCATATCACTTCTCTTTTGTTTCTTCTTTGTACTGATCTTCAAGCCAGTTAACGCCTCGTTTTAGCACGCCTAGATCACGTTTAGTCCATTTACTGTCATCGGCAGTTATAGAAGCTGCATCAGTCAATGCGACAACTGCTTCGTCAATTGATTTATCGTACTTGTTAGCAACCAATTGCAAAGCATCTAAGAATAGCTTTTTGCTTCTTTGAGTAGCTGGTTCAAGCATCGAGACATCTTCTGGCATGTCTTCACCTGCAAAAATATATAAACCAAGTCCAAACATAGCAAGATTCTTTACTAGGCAGCGCATGATCGTTTTGTTGATATCAAACATAGTTGCTGCTTCAACTCGCTTTTCGATTTTTCCAACAATCTCTTTTTTCTTCGTTTCGTTATTCCACTGATAATCATTGACTTCGTAGGTATATGGCTCATCTTTCATTGCCTTGTTTGCACCATCCATGACTGGTAACCACATGTCACGCTTTACTCCGTTGACTGTTATACTGGTAAAAATCATATAGCCTGTTTTTTCATCGAAGAGGTACGGACGATTTGTTTCTGGATCACGATAGACTTCGTAGTCTACTTCTTCGCATATTTTGCTGACTTCTGCCCACGCCCATGCCCAAGACAAATAGGTTAGTTTGTTCCTTTTTTCGACAACATCATTGACAGTTATTTTGTATAGACTGTTGAATAATTTGTTATCGTTGCGTTTTGTAACTTCACTCATCAAATTCTGCCTCCATTTCAGCAATGTATTTCTTACCTGATCCGTAATAAGAGATATCAATCAAGTTATCTCTGTCGTACTCTTCTAATGCGTCAATCAAGCCATCTTCGATGACATAAATATATTCAGGTTTATTTGAATGTTTTAATAGATGAATAAGGTAAACATGATCCCAAATACTCACAAAATTGCCCAAATCGTCTTGATCGCACGCTAGCTCTTCATTCGTCAAAAGATTTCGTCTGATTTTTCGATTGCTTGTTTCCTTGATATTCGATTTGCCCCAACTAGGATCAGTCAAATATTGATCTAGAGTGGAAAGTTCTTTTTTCATGTGGTAACATCTCCTTAGATGTATTTTGTTTGCGACTCAATGCTTGCCGGCGGAGTCGCTTTTTATTTGTTGCCAAGCTTTTTGCTTATCAATATGTTGTTGGCTTAGGATGATTGGTTTGTTATGTCTCCACCAGCGATTAGCAATTACCGTCCCTATCCTTAGCGCTTCAGCTCTATTCATTTTCATCATCGAAAAGTCTTTGTTGTCTGTTCAGTTGATCGATTTCCATGCGGATCGCAGTTTCTGGTAACCACATTTCAATAAATGAAACAGCATCATCGAATCTCTTACGAGGTAACTCGCCATATCTTGGGATTGAAAAGGTACGTTTAAATTCAGACCAAAATTTTGAGAATACTTTTTTGCTGATTTCTTCATAAGCTCGGCTTTCTTTACCTCCTAAAACTTCCATAACTTTCATATTTCCTTTTTGCTTAATTTCAAACTCTTGTTGTCCGCTAATTCGCATAGTATCTTTAAGCATGCAGACATCTTTTTTTACATCTTTCATTTCTTCTAATTGGTAGATCATCATGTCTTCAATCGTTTGAGGAACAGTATTTTTACGAATGACATCTTCCATCTCGTTGAATGCTTCAATAAATTTGAGTTTGAAACTTATTGCTTTACTTCCAGTGAATCCCATAGCTAACAAGGAAAATCCATCTCTATTCATGAAAAAAACTCTCCGACTTCTCCCATACGTGTCCGGCTCGTTTCCTTCTACAAACATCTGCTCAAAATTGAGCACACCTTCAACATTGGCCGAATTTTCGACCGATCTTTTTACTGATTCAATTGCTTCTAGCACATGCTTATGTTTCTTTTCGAAAGCTTCAGCTACTTGCAAGCTCGTAGTCACAGCTTCTTTATTTTTTAAAATTACTAATTCTTGCATTATTTCTTCTCTCCTTTTTGATATAATTTTTAATAGAAAGCGAGGTGTAGTGATAATGTTTGAAGATATTACTCATATTGAAATTTTTGGTGTACATTCAAGTGATCAAAAAACTATAAATGCTTTACTTAAAGATGGATGGAAAATTTTATCTATCATCCAAAAAAATGAAGATAATTTAAATTCATTTGGACAAATTATTTTAGGTGCAAGTGATGGCACATATGAAAAAAACAATCTCGATTTAATATGGCAAAAACAGAAGGCTGAAAAAAGTAATGAAATTGATTATGATAATCTGCCCTTTTAGATTATTTGTACTGGCCTCTCCATTTATCCCAATCGCTAAACCTTTCATTAATTGAAGGTGGCTCTTCTTGATTATTTTGTTGTTTAACAAATTTTTCTTTTTGTTCAAAATTTTCAATAATAATTTTAAGCAACTCGTTTGTATATTTTTGCTCTGCCAGTATTTTTTGTAATAATGACTTTCCAAACATTTAAAATACTTCCTTTCTAGTCAGTCTCTCCCGACTGGCTTTTTTGATCTGTGCTCAGCTTCATCCAGCCCAATGAAAATCCAAAGCATATAAACGATCGTGCCGATCAATGCTTGTCTGCTTCCCCAAAGACCTAAAGCGTAGATGATTAGCGGTGCGCTGAATACTAGCGCTCTGTTGAATTTACCCATGTTTTTCCTCCTTTTAGATACTGATACAAAGCGATACTACTAAACCTCCACTCTCTGCCAACTTTCGCTGCTGGAATCTTTCCAGATTCGGCATCTTTAGTCAGCGTGCGTGTTGTGGTTTTTAAATATTCCGCAGCTTGCTTTGTATCCCACACTTCATTTGCAATCTCAGATTCTGCCAAAGAAGCTTTGAGATCCGAGAGGTTAACTAAAGCTAGTTGCTCCATTGGTTGTTTCCTCCTGTATTTACAATTCGTACATAGTAATAATCGAATCTATGATTCTATTTGCTTCTGCAGAAGTCTTTTTACCGTTTAAAATTAAAGATAAGTAGCTTTTGCTAATTCCAAATCTTTCAGCAAGCATGGTGTAAGTTAAGAACTTTGAACTTTTGACGACGACCTAACGAATCGTTACCCCATGTTTCAATTGATTTTTTACAATGATCATTGGTGGCTTTACTGGGATTTTTGTATCCCAAAGTTTTGGCAACATCGTTTGCTACGAAATACGGAATGTCATTTTCTAGAAACGTTCTTACTTCGTGTTGTTCAAAACTAAAAATTTGTGGTGTGTTCATTTTTTACTTTCCTTTCTTTGGTATAATTTCCTTATCAGTGTGACAGGCTGAAATAATTGATAAGGAGGTGAAAATTATGGTGCAGGTTCCTTATGCTGAATCTAGCGGTTCATTATCTGTAAGAGTAGAACTTCAACACGCCGCAGATGTGTTTTTGGTCGATTCTACAAACTACAGAAAAATGAACTCTGGTCAAAAATTTAATTACTACGGCGGACATTACACTAGAACACCGGTAAATATTACAGTCAGTGGTCCTGGTAGATGGTACTTAATTGTTCGTGGTGGCGGGCAATACAAATATAGATTCTATTAATCTTTAATTTGAGCTGGCATGCCAATTGTCAGCTCTGTTAATGTGGCATTTTTTTTCATATAATCTTCCACTTTTGATACAGCATTTTGCAAATTAGAAATCGTCCAGCCTTTCTCGGTTACAAAACTAATAACCGTTTCAATAAATTCTTTTTCCTCTGTTTCTAAAACAATCCTTTGCGTGTCCATTCTATTCATTCCTTTCTGTTGTATAATTTCCTTATCAGTCAGTGGTCGGCTGAAATAATTGATAAGGAGGTGAAAATTATGGATGAGGATAAAATTAAAAATTTGATTGAATCCGCAAGAAAGGATTCTCTTAAAGAATTAGACATTCAAGGTCAAATAGACAATTTGGGAGAAACTATAAAGATAACTGAAATCATCTCAATTCTTCACAAGTCTAGTCTTGATTACACAGATAAAATGATCGAGAAAGTCATGCTTTCTATTTTCGAAAAACCTAATTAAAATCCGTAATGGTTTTAATTGACTCACTAGAAACTACAATGTTTTCACATGGTATTCTTTGCTCCTGGCTACTCGCAATAGCTTGGAGCAATTCTGCTATTTCTTGTGGCGTTGCTTCAATGCTAATTTTCATGTTGTTACCTCCTTCTCTGGTATACTCACTGTAGAAAGTGAGGTGATAATTGTATGGACATTACACTTAATATTTGTATTAATGATGGTTCGGAAATTCTTGTTGATGGTTTCGATAAAATATCTTTTTCAAATAACGTCTTAGAAAAAACATGCACTAATACTGGATATTCTTGGCAAAAGTCTTATCCAGAAATTTTAAATGCAGTGGTTGAAAATAAATTTCTTATTTTTGATCGTCACGATGAAAAAGATAGTCTAGAATATAGAGATCATTCTTTTGCTTTTCGTAACGAGATTAATGAAAAGAACCAACCGTTGATACTAACTACACAATCAATTACTACAATAATTGATATGTATAACTAATCTTTAATGGCATGTTGTTTCTCTGAAGCAATATGCCAGCTTCTTTCTAAAAATACCTTCTTTGTTTCTTCTAACGCTTCTAGAGCTTCTAAAGCAGATAAATTATTTTTGACTAAGATTCCAGTTAATTCAGAAATGATTTTTACTTCATTCATTTTGTTACCCCCTTCTTTGGTATACTCACTATGAAAGTGAGGTGAAAATTATGTCATTAACTAATGAACAACGCGCTCATGACTTAGCTCTATTAGCGGTAGAAGCTGAAGTCAACAGAAAATTAATTTCCCAAATAAATGGCGCTGATTACAACGCAGATGAAAAAGAAGTCGATATTTACGGATTGTATTATGACTTGTTCCATCGTAGTTTAGACGCTTTTAATCTAGACTTTCCAAAAGAATAGTCTATGAAGCCAGCTCATTTTTGAGTTGGTTTTTGTAATTTTTAGGTCAATGGTTACGCGCCCTTTTGGTCTCTCCATTCATCTCACCTCCTATGCTGTTTGTTCACGTTCAATCATCGGTAAGTAATTATTCTTCTTCAATGTCTCATATAAGAAGATGTGTCCTTGCCGATCGCCGTTTTTATCTTCATAATCAAATGGCTCAATATGCGTGTATCCTTTGTCTTGGAACTTGCTGTATAGCAGCCATGTTCCGCTTTGGTTGTATTGAATACCTAGCTCGTGAAGTAATTTGTTAAATGTTACTGCACTCATACCGTAGTTCTTAGCAATCGTACTAACTGTAACTAATCCTTTGTTGTTCAAGATTCGGTCGTAATAGTCCGCCTTCGGCTGCATTTCAGCTGCCTTTTGTTCAGCTACCAATCGTAACGTGCGTTCTTCTTTGAGTTTGGTTGCTACTTCAATCAGCAAGTCTGGATTGTTTAGTAGGTCGTCCGTTGCGTACATGCCGTGTTTTCTGATTTGAGGTAGGACTTCTACAGCTAGCCAATCCTGAAATTTATCTGCTAAAGCGTTGTTTGCTTTAAAGGCTAATTTGTAAACCATTGGCTCACTGATAAAGTCGTTTTTCGCAACTTCTTGCGAAAGGTATTTTTTTAAATATCCATTGACAGTTCTCCACCGAACATATTCTTTACCGTTTTTTGTTTCCACGAAACCCAAACTTCTTGCTACTGTTTCAGCATTAAATAACGATTCACCATTTTCCGTCTTAACTTCTAATTCAAATAGATTGTTTTCAAATTTTTGTGTGTTCATTTTGTCTCCTCCTTCTTATGTTGTTTGTTTTGTAGCGTAAATGCGACTTTTCCACCAAAAAAAATTTCGATTGCTTCTTGATCAGTTAGTGGGATTTCTTGCTTCATTTTTTTTGCTTCTTCAATCGAGAAATCTCCACCTTTTTTCATTTTTCGATAAAAAGTACTTCGATCGATTCCGATTGAATCTGCTACTGCTTGTTGAGTAGTGCCCCGTTCTACGATAAGACCTTTTAATTTGTTTGTGTTGATCATGAACCTCACTCCTTTCTTTTTGTCGCATTGTTGCGACTTGTTAAAACAAATATAACACCCTATTATTTATTAGTCAATTAAAAAGTTGCATTATTGCGATTTATTTTGTTGCATTTTTGCAACGTATATTTTATACTCTTTTTAAGAGGTGAGTGAAATGGATATAGGCGAGAGAATGAAACTAAGGCGAAAGGAATTAAATTTAAGTGCTGATGTCGTTGCGGAAAAACTTGGAGTTTCTAGATCTACTATCTTTAGATATGAAAAAGGCGATATTGAAAAATTGCCTACAAATATTCTTGATGATATTGCAGAAGTTTTGAAAACAACCCCAGCTTTTTTAATGGGTTGGGAAGATGAAAATGCTCCATCCATTGAAACAATATATAAACAACTTAATCCTGAACGTCAAACAAAAGTCTACAACTTTGCGGAATATCAATTGAGAGAACAAAACAAACGTCCGAAAACTACAATTGAAATTCGAGGTTATGTGTCCGCTGGAACAGGTGAATGGCTAGAAGATGAAACTGTGGACGAAGTAAGTTATGAAGGCGTGATACCTGAACATGATTTCGCAGTTAAGGTAAACGGTGATTCAATGTTACCGCTTTTCGAAGATGGACAAGTTATCTTTATTAAAAGCACATCAGATGTGCGTGACGGTCAGATAATCGTATGCCAAGTAAATAATGAAGCGTTTGTTAAGAAACTGTCAGGTAACAAGCTAGTGAGTTTAAATAAAAAGTATGAGGATATATCAATCTGTGATACAGATGATTTTAAAATTTATGGCGTAGTCGTTTTATAAAAAAATACCCCAGTCGTAGTTGGCGCTGCGGCTAGGGTTAATATTTAATGTCAAAATAATTATATCAGAATGGAGAGAAAAAGTGTATGGCAAAAATTGTTAAGTTAGATTCATCAGAAGTTGTTATTGCTACAGATGAAAAAGAAATTATTCGTGTTCCGTATGAAGAATTGGACTGGAGACCAGAAGTCCACGATGAAGTCGAGGTTTTCAAAGATGGTGAAAGTTTAATTATCACCAGAGTTAAGAATAGCTCTAATTCTGTTGAAGATAAGATTCATATTAATGTTATTAATACACAAAATCAGCAAGTAAGTACAAGCCAATCAGGAAGAGTTGTAAATAAATTAGTATACGTTCTTTTGGCATTATTTCTTGGGGGTTTGGGAGCCCACAAGTTTTATAGTGGAAAAACACTCATGGGGATTTTATATCTTGTGTTCTCTTGGACTTTCATACCATCTGCTTTAGGATTTATTGAAGCTATTATCGGCGCTCTGAAACCTTCTGACTCAAACGGAAATATTGTATTTTAGCAAAAAAACACGCCCCACCGACCAAAGCGAGCGTGTTCTAAGAAAAAACAAACCTATACTATAGGCTTCTTTATAGTTCCTATTGTATCAGAGAAAGAGAGCTGATTCAATTATGTCAGAAGTAACAGGATACTTAGAACAAGTAGACAATGAAACATATAGACTAAGAGCTGTATTAGGGTACAAACCTGATGGCTCGGCAAAAAGAAAAAGCAAAACTATAAAAGCGAATAGTAAAAGAGCGGCATATAAAGAATTGAACATCTGGTTAGAGCAATTCGAAGGAATGACCGATGATTCGTTGGATTTATTCAATATAACTTTTGGTGAATTTTATAGAAAAATATGGCTTTCAGAGGCCGAAAAAAATTTAGAGCCAAAGTCTTATCATAACTATAAGCGAATGATCGAGAATAGATTTCTTGATAAATTTGATTTTATCCCTCTAATCGATATCAAACCATACATGATAAAGAAAATTGTTGTTAATGCTCAAAGAATCAATACAAAAGATCCTGGAAGAAACTCTGATAAACCTTTATCAAGAAATACAAAGCTTCGTATGTTATACGCCGTTAACAACTTATTTTTGATGGCTAAAAATGAGTACGGAGCAATTAAAGAAAATCCTGTGGAAAATGTAAAAATACCAAAAGAAAAAGGCGTAAAAAAGAATATCGAAGAACCTTATTCGGAAGAAGAAATTCATGCAATGCTAAAAGCAGCATTTGAGGAAAGCATAGAAATTAAAACTTTAATTGTTCTAGCATTTATTACAGGAGCAAGACAAGGAGAAATTGCAGCTTTAGAAGAAAAAGATATTGACTTTGACAAACAAGAAATAAGATTTCATCAGCGGATTTCAGAAGTGGATGGAAAATCAGATATTCGGTTGCTTCCAGGTTTGAAAAATGATGATGATGAAAAAATAGTAACCGGTCCTGCTTATCTATTTGATATGTTAGATGAATTAATCAAAGAGAATAAAAAAATTCGTTGGAAATTAAATATAAAGAAATTAAGACACTATTTTATATTTGATACAAAACAAGATGGAACTTTGCCACGTGGAAGTTATCTGTATAAGAAGTTCAAACGATTCACCAAACGTCACAATTTGCGTCACATTCGTTTTCACGACATTAGACATACATCAGCTACCTATTTGCTTAGTGACCCTAATATGACCCCAAAAGAGCTTCAAAAACGATTAGGACACCGAGATTTTAATACTACAATGAATGTTTATGGCCATGTCTTACGCAAAGAAAAAGATACAGCAACTACAGCGTTTGAAAACCTATTAAAAAAAGATATAAAATAA